TCGTGATGTCGGCGGCCGGATGCGAATGGCTCACATTCGCCTTGCCCGCCAGGGCGGCGTCCACCTCGGCGTCAATGTAATAGCGATCGTCGTGATCGTGGCCGGTGTCCGTCTTGGAGTTGACGGCATTACGGAGCTCGTCGAAGAGCTCCGCCGCCGGAGTGAGCGCCACGATATCGCCCACGCCCAGGGCCAGATCGACGCCCCAGGTGATGGCGCCGATCGTGAGCTGGTTGCCCGATCGCCCGATGATCCGCGCGTTGAAGACCGGCACGCCCGGGTCATCGACATAGAACACCGTCGCGATCAGGGGCGCCGCCGGCGTTGGCGCGCCCCAGGCGGCGCCGTCGGACACGATCAGCGTGTTGCTACCCACGGCGTGCGCCGAGGTGAGCTGCTGGCGCACATAGTTCAAGGTTTGCAAGCTGGCGTTGCTCATTACTGCGACCAGCGTACCCAGACCGTTGTGTCCGCGTCCGCCGCCGCTTTCACGACGTGTCCGATCGGCTTGTTGCCAGTGGCCGTCGCCGTGACCGTGTTCGCCGTGTCATCCCAGTAGAGAAGAGCGCCCACGGTCAGCGCGGTCAGCGCGCCCGCTGCTTTGGCGGTGATATAGACACCTTCAGTGTGCAGGGCCCCCAGCGTGTTCGCCGCGATGTCGAGCCGCGCCACGCCCACCAGCTCGCCCAGGACGACCACCGTGCCCGCCGGCGTGTCGGCCGTCGGCGTGTAATCGATCGCCTCGCCCTCGTGTAGAAAAATCGCTTCCGCCATGGCAATCAGCCTCCTGACTTCGATGTCTTCGATTCCTTGGTGGGCGTGGCCGCCAAGATCACGGCTCCCGTGCCCTCCGATTTCACGCCCGCGCGATAATCCATGACGCCCACGCCGAAATCAAAGAACCCCCGCCAGCGCATCCCGAGGGTGTCGAAGTCAGTTTCGCTCGTCTCGATGATCGGTATCCGCCGGCCCCGCAGATAGGCCACATTGACCACGCCGCCCACGCCTGGATCGGCGAGCACCAGCCAGGCCGTGGCGCTGGAGCCGGTCATGGTCGCGTTCGAGAGCCAGGGCGAGACGATCAAAGTCAAGAGCCCCTGGAATGGATTCCCCGCCGGCGATGGCGTGCCCGCCGTGGTCGTCTCGTTGACTTGGTTCGAGGCCAGGATCGATTCCGCCGTGAACGCCAATTCCGGCGGCACGACGAGATAGCGCGGCGTGAGCATGATCGGCAGCCCGGCGGCATCGGTCTGCTTGTAAAAAAGCGTGATCGCCTGGCCCAGCGACTCCATCGAGAGCGCCGAGCCCGCTCCTGTGAGCAAGTTGCCATTGGCCGCCGAGAAGATGTTGTTGGGGTTCGTGTTGAAGATCTCGAAGATCGCGCTCTGGATCGTCGCCGCCGCCGATCGCCCCAGAATCCGCGGGATCTGGGCGAAAGCATCAAGATCGTCGTTGATCATCATTTGCCGTGTGAGCGCGAACGTCCGTCCCCAGGTGTCCACCTTTTGGGTGTAACCTTCCTCCAAGAGTTGCAAATGCTTGAGCTCGCCATCGGCCGGCACCTTGAGGAACAGGCCGCTGCCGGTCATCCGGTAGAGGTTCGCGACCTTGAAATCGGTCGCCGAGCTCGAGCTCGAGATCGTCAGCCCCGTCAAGGGCTCGGCCTGGTAGCTCGCCAGCATGATCTTGTTGGCCGCGGGCGCCAGAATCCCCGTCAAGCTCACAGTCGAGAAGCCGATGCCGCTCGCCTGGATCTGCTGGTTCGCCTCGAACGCGGTGCGGATGACATCGTTCGAGATTCGTCCTGGCCGCGCGGATCGGCCGGACGCCGCGATCGTGGCATGGATGATGTCGCCGAAGCCAATCCCGTCGTACTCCGGCGCCGCCGAGGCCTCGACCGTCGCCGGATCGAAGAAGTGGGCCAGCCATTGTTCCGAGAGGCCCACCGTGCGCAGAAACGCCGCCTCGAGCACCCGCGGCCCCGGCGCCCGCTGCGCCCGCACCGCCGGCACCACTGGCCGCTCGAGCCGCCGCAGTTTGAGCTCGTATTCCTCGGGCTCCCAATCGCCCTGATCGGCCTGGTCGGCGAGCGCCTCGATCTCATCGAGCCGCGAGCAGCCCCGCACATCGAGCGCCTCGCGCGTCTTCTGCGCCCGCGCCTCCGCCCGCGCGTCCCGCCGCCGCCGCTCCTCGAAGATGCTACCGCTAGTGATGACGGGCAAGGGCGCCGGCTCGCCCTCTTCGTCGGCCCGCGCCGCGATCGCCGCCGAGGTCGCGCCGTCGGCGCCGGCGTCGACGAATGAGATCTCGCCCAGTGTCGCCCGCCGGATCACATTGAGTGGGCCCCGCCAATCCCGCCCGTTCACGCTCACCGTCTTGCCCTCGGGCACGTATTCATGCTCCTCGACCGCCGCTCCGATCGAGGCCTGCCAGGGAAATCCATTTCGGGCCGCGGCGACGACTTCCCGCGCATGCTCGGTCTCCCGCGAGATCACCCCCGTCGCGATGAGGTGCCCCTCGCGAATCGCGATCGAATCGGTATGTCCGATTCCCGCCGCGGAATCGTGGTCGAAGCGGATCGGCCGGGCCTGGCTTTCGATCGCCAGGCCTTGCAGATCCATCACGACGGGATAGCGCCAGCCCTTGAGCCGCATCGCGGCGCCCGTGTACGCCGTCACCACGAACCGCGGCCGGGGCGCCGGCCCCTCGGCGGGCGCTTCCTTGGCTTCGAGCTCAAAGCGCGCATCGCCCACCATGTCGAGCCGCTCGGCCGGCAGCTCGCGCTCCGAGGCCGCCTTGGCTTCAAGCATCGTCGTCATCGTTGATCTCCTCCGCGTCGGCCTCTTCCTCTTCTTCTTCCTCTTCTTCCTGGGATTCCTCTTCCTCGAGTTCCTTTTCGTCGGGCGCCGCCTTCTCCGGCGGCGGCGTGCCGACCGCCGTCGCCAATCCGAGTTTCAACATGAATTCTCGCTCCCGCGCCAGCTGTGTAAGCTGGGTTTTCCAGTCCTGACCCTCGGCCGCGTATTCATCGGCGTAGGTTGTCGTGCGATTCGCCAACCGCACCGTCTGAGCCTGGGCCTCCTTGAGCGGATCCACGTGCCGCTCGCCCGGCCAGTACCACGCATGCGGCACGTTCCGCGCCGGCAATCCCGCCGGCAAATACCCCGGCAACAGCGCCGCCTCATCGAGCCAGGCCTCGAAGATCCGCCGCAGAATCGCCCGCTCGATATCGCCCCTCTCGATCGCCACCGCCCGGCCGAATACCTGAAAGTCGAGCCGTCCCGAGGCGTAGTTGTAACCCGAGCTATTCCCCGCCGCGACCGCGAACGGCATCTCCAAACAGCGGGCGATTTCATTGAGGATCCGCGCCGTGAAGTCGGCGTACGACGAGGCTGGTTGTTGCGGCGTGAGCTGCGACACATCCCAGCCCTCGGGGAGCTTCATGAAGCTCCGCGGCTCGACCGGCACCGTGCCCCACGCCGGATAGTCTTCCTTGATTTCGCCGTCGGGCGGCGGCGTGAGCGGCCCCTCGAGATTGGGCGGCAGATTGGTGCGAAAGACTCCCGCGTAATCCGCGGCGAGCTCGGCCGCGGCGATCACCGCCAGCGTGTATCGCCGCAACTGGGCAAACAGCGGCAACGCCGGCGTGAGATCCGGCACCCCCCGCGCCTGCCCCGGCCGATCTTGCCGGAACCAGTGAATTAGGAACTTCGCCGGCACCGTGATCGCCGGCGCCGCCCCGAGCTGGTAGTAGCCCCCGCGCGTCGATCCCGGATGCTCCGTGAGCACGCTGTAGGTCACGGGATTGCCGTAGCCATCGAAATCGATCCCGTCGACGTGCGCGCTCTCGCGCGCGGCGACCGCCTCCCAGGGCCAAGGCGATGGATCCGCGACCTGGTCGGCCTCGATCAGTTGCAGATCGAGCGTGACCTCGTGGTCGATCTGGGGATTGGTCCGCAAGAGCGCGAAGGTCTCGCCGTCGACCGCCCGCGCCTGCCGCATCGTCCGCAGCTTTTCCGGCAGACGAACCAGCTCCGCCCACAGACCGAACGCCGCCTCGATCCGATTGTTCGCCGCGTCATTCCCGGTCTGCACCTGCAAGCGCGGGCCGGTCGAGATCGAGGCGTTGGCCAGGGTTAGGACGATGCCCCGACAATACGAGTTATTGGCGCTTTCGTATCGCGCCCGATTTCGCAGCACCCGCCGCACCTCGGGCGAGTTGGCGGCGCTCGCCGAGAGTCCATCCGCATTGGCCCAGTGCCGAGCGTTTTCGGGCGTTGTGGCGGCGGCGTCAAAGCGTGCGCGCGCCATCTGAGCTGGTCCACGTAAAAGGCGGGCGGCCGGCCCTCTTCCCACGACGGCCGCCCGCCTGGGCCCGGTCCAGGAATACGCCTGAGTTCTCCCTGGCCAGCCGCTTTTCTCCCCGACTTGGATGTGCGACTCCAAGTCCCGCCCCCCCTTTTGAATGAGCCGGCTCAGCCGGCAAGACGCCCGCTACGACGTTCCCGGTGGAAGGAATTTTCCCACGTAAAAGCCTCGCCCGGACGAGCCCGCGAGCGATCGCAGATACCGGTCCGCCGCGATCAGGTCGCCGATCGACCGCGCCTCGCTCGTGTTGCCGTCGATCGTCACCCGCTGCGGGCCGGAGAGCGCCGCCAGCAAGGCGTCGTAGGCGGGGTCTTCCGTCGCCGTGGTTCGAGGTCGGATAGGCATGGCTGGATTCTCCGTGCGGTTCGTGATAAGGAATCTGAGGAATCGAGTTCTAGATCAGTTTCGAGGAATTCCGTGTGACCCAGCGCCGCGGCGATCCGGCCCCGATCACCGCCCGCCAGCTCGCTCGAGCGCTGCGCATTAGCGTGGCGGCCGCCCGGCGACTGCTGGCGGAGCCTACACCCCCGCC